AATTAGATAGCTCAACATCTACTTCTGCATATACAGCACTCGCCACATAATCAGGTAATGGATAAGCATCTAAATCAGGTCTGTATTCTTTTGAAACAAATATTTGTCTGCCTGTTGGTTTCTCAGGATCAAATAAAGGGATGTATTCTAAATCAGTTTCTTCAGAACTTTGCTTTTGTTTACTCCAGTCTTTTGAATACCAATAGCCATCTGCATCTTTTGCCTTTCGTAAATTGTTATAAGAAAAATGTAATAACTCAAAGTTGTTACCCGCTTTATTCCAAATTACTTCTAAATAATAACCACCAAATAACTTTTTATCTAATACACATTTTTTTACAATATCTTTTAAAGTATCAAAATTTGTATTCTCTTTATTTATAAAGTCATTAGCTAATGCAATGTCTTGAATTGATAAATCAGTAGAATCAAAGCCAACACCAGCACCACAAATGTAAAGAACCTTGCCATTGATAAAAGCATTATGCTTAGAACTACGATTAAATAAATAAAGTAAGTAAGCAGGATAGTTATTATAGTAACCACCTTCTCTTTCAGCTCCATAAATTATCCATTCTTTTGATTTTTCTTCTTTAAATACAGGTGTTTTGTGTGCCTGTAGCTTAAGATTAATTACATCGTATATATTATTCTCCATAAGTTATAATCGTTTTATTTTGATTATCGTAAGCATTAACAACAGGCAATGTACTTTCTACTTTTACCATTCCTATTTCAAGTAATCCTTCTGCATTTGCAACGTTTAAATTACTTGAACTTGTTTGTTGGTAAATTGCATATTCATAAAATCCCGTTTCTGACAAAGATACAATTCCACTTGTTAAATTAGTAACTCCTGTTGTTTCAGTTATTAAAAATTTATTGTAACGAGTAGGAAAACCACTTACATCACTTGAAATGAAATTAACTGTACTCATTAACACTTGATGTTTAAAGCTAAATAAATAGTAAGGATTATTTAAAGTAACTTTTTCTGTTAATGTAAATACTAGAAAATTATTTTGCCCTTTATTTATTATTTGCATATTTTAAAAAGTACCATAAAAACAAAAGGTTGCATTTCTGCAACCTCTCGAATCAATCAAACGAACAGGAAAATTATATAATGCCTGAAATAACCCCTGAATTAACTTTATTACATGGTAAAGGTTCTTTGCCTGTTAAAGTAATTGAGTAGCCATTTTTATCACCCATTGCTTTGCCAGTTGATGTTGCACTTGCTGTTAAATGCAATGCTCTTGTTTCACCTGCTAAATGATAAACATCATCTGCATCTTGAACAATAACCATCAATCTGTTTTGTGTTAGTAAACGAACAATGTTTCTATTTTTAGCAGTCATTTTATAAACGCTAAAAGTCAATGTTTGTTCGTAAAAAGTTGTACCGTTTTCAATTGATACAGTTGCATTTTCATCAAATTGTGCATCTTCTAACTCTAATTCAATAGTCCAGAATTTTTTTCCTGATACCATTGTAATTGCAGATACACTACCTGATGAACTTGTAATTGTTGAAACATTGGCAAACTCTGTAAGATATATTTTCTTTACACCGCCCGCACCTTGGCGACAGTCTAGTGTTATTCCTTCAATAATATTACAAGGCATGTTTTAAAATTTTAAAAGGGAGTTGTTACACTCCCTTATGATTAATATTAAGCGTTAGTGTATTGAACAACGTGGTCGATGAATTTAACTGCTATTCCAGCCTTAAATTGACCATGTAATCTCCAAACTCTGTTATCTTGAGAATACCATGCTTCGATGTTATCAGTATCGGATTGTAAATCTGTTCCATAAACTAAATTAGAAGCGTAAGTTGCAATAATACGATTTTTTACTGCTGTTGGTAAAGAACCTGTATCTACTGCATTGTCATTATTCATACCTGGTACTGCAATAACTTTCATATTAGTACCTGGATACATTAACTCCCAGTTATTCCAAACACCATCAGTTGTGTACTGAGAACCATAGATTCCATAAGTTGATGTAATCTTAGCAGCTAATAATCTGAAAGTATCATATCCACAGAAAGCAACGATAGGTTCATTTGCAATTGCAGCAGCTGGTACTTTTGAATAAATGTCATCAAAAATAGTTAAAACGTTTGTTGCATTTAAAGTTGAAGTAGATGCTGCTACTGCTGTTCCTGCTGTGTCAATTGTTGCTAACCAACCATTAATTTGTTTTAATACTGTTGAATTAGTGTAAGTAGTTTTACCTTGCCAAATCATTTGTTCAACATTACGAGCAACTTGTGCTAATTTTCTATCAATAATGTTTTGTGCAATTGATAAAGATTCATTAATTGAACCAGCAGGTAAATACTTTTGAGTATAATACTGATTCAAGTCATTTAAACAAAATGATTCTTGAAACATAATATCAGTTACTGCAATTGATACCTGATTAATTGTAGTTGTTCCTGAAGTAGTAAAAGAACAAGCAGAAGCCTGAAAAGGTACCGTTGATTCTAATACTGGGATTTTTGCGCTTGATTTAATACCTGTACGAATATCAACTCCCAATCCTAATGTTTTTGCGCCTAAGATTGCTTTTGTGATTAAGTCTGCTTTGTTTTCTTCAACGTAAGCAGTCATTGTTCCTAATGAAAATGCCATGATTTTTAGTTTTTAGTTTTTGTTATTAATTATTTGAATGCTAGTTTTCTAAATTCTTCTAAACTTGATAATGTGTTTGATTTTTTAAAGTTTTCTTTTGAAGTTGACTTAGGCTCAACACTTGGAGCATCTGCAACTTTTTCAATCAATGAAAATAACTTTCTGTTTAAATCTGTTTGTGCTAAGATAGATGCGTTTGCAGCTTCTAATGCTTGATTTGATAAACCTAATGCAGATTCTAACTTTGATAAACGCTCGTTTAATTCAGCGAACTTTGCTTCAAATTGTTCGTTATTATCGGATGCCATTTCTTCCATAACAGGTTCTTCCATTACTTCTTCAGGTTCAATGCCTTTTACAACTCCGTTTTCAACGTAAACTTTCATTGGCATTTCATTTACCATGATAACCATTTCAGTTACTTCAACTGGCAAATCCATAACACCATCAGGAGTTATTACTTGTAGTTTAGAACCGATTGCGATTTCTTCTGTATCAGTACGAACAATAGAACCATCTTTTGCTTTATAGTCAGCAAATTTTAAGTCTTTTACTTCGTCTTGAAAAATATCCTTAAATAATTCTTTCATATCTGAAAAAACTTCTTTGAATGTTTGTTTTTTATTTTCCATTATGTTGTTTTTTTATAAAGTACATTAAATTCATTTAGTTGCAATCTCAGCCACTTTTTTTCTTAAGTTGTGTATTCTATCGGCTAATGATTCGATAACGTTTACAGGCGCATCTTTTAGCTTTCTGTGAGCAAAAGCACCCTCAACACTAAAACCTTTAAACACTCCTGTTCTAATAAAGTCATTCCAAACTTCGTTATTATCTACTTTAAAAGTCCCGAACCATGAACCTTCTGTTAATGTTGGATAGCCTTCAGGTGTTTTGATGCCTCTTGTTTTGTCAATAATAAAAGATTCAACCATGTAAACTCCATCAACTTGTCTTTCACTATCGTGCATCATGTTTACGTTATGAGTAAATCCTTTTTTGAAAAATCTTTGTGCTATTTTTTCAATCTGTTCTTTGTCAAACACTACATAGTATTCACCACTTTCATCTGCTCTATAAATTGGTAAATCGGAGATCATGAGTGCGCCGCTTATTAGTCTACGTTCTTTATCTGCAAAGAATTTAAACTTATAACCTATTCCGTTTAAAGCATTAACCACATCCTGGTTATTATCATAATGAGTATCAATGTTTAATTCTTTTACTTTTTCAATCTTTGCTTTATTACTTCCCGTTGCATAAACTCTTGAATGTGGAATACCTAAATTATCAGCAGTTCAATACATAGCAGATGATTATTGTCTTGCTGAAATTATATAAACAGTATAACCTTCATCAATTTTTCTTTTTGCCAATTCCTTACCTCTTTCTGTGCTTAAAGTTTCATCATAATCAAAACTCACTTTACCAACTGCAAAATGTTCTTTTGACTTTGCGTAACAAACAGCAACAGCCTGGTCTTTATCCATTCCACCTTTTATTTCTTCACCAATACAACGTGATATGTATTCCTCTTTATTTTCACCTGCTCTTGGGTTTACAATTAATTCATCATAATGATATAAGTATTCGCTATCCTCTGTATGTACTGCACCAGTCATTAACCTACCATTTGCATCTTTATGAGTTGGCCCATTATAAAGTTTACCGTCTTTTGTGTAATGTGGAACACCCTCTTTTAATTTTTGATTATCAATTTGTTTTAATTTTCTTTGCGCCCATTCAATGCCTTCATCACCGCCCCATGCTAACCACATTAAACGACCACAGCCATCACCTAACTCTTTTTGTGAGTTTTGTCTGTGTCTTTCAAATGATGCCATGCGTGAAATCGTGTCTCTCGAGATGGGTAAACCCTTTGCTAACTGGTTTGCACGAGCTTTGCCTGTGGCTTCTCCGCAATCACCCCATCCATT